TGTTCAAACAACAACAGTTAGAACAATATCCATTCCATCTATTAATTGGAATTTGAATAATACATCTCGATTTCAGAGGCATTGTTCTTAAACAAGCCTTACATTTCCAATCTTTCATCCTAAATCCTCCCTACAAAAGCGACATTCACTCCCATGAGGGCAATAATTCTCATCAAACATGTCTTTTACTGCTTGCCTTATCATATTTTCAATTCTTTCAATGGTCTCCTTATCCATATTACTACCTAAAAGGGCTATTATATATATACACTTCGTTTTAAACCTCAAAAAAAGCATATATATACCGCTAAAAGATAAAAGCGTTCGCTAGTTTTTAGCGAATTATTATTATTAGACGGCAGTACAGTGGCCACTAATAATGAGCGGTAGGCTAGTTCTCATATAAGATTTGGGCCTTCGGCCAAGGGATTTAGTCGGTAATGCTCATAAACCTCACCTACATCAGAGAGGCATGGCTAAAACAGATAGTTTCTTTATCAGAGCACAAGTAGAATACGACGACGCGGGTACGTTTGCACAGTCCGAAATAGACCTCGGTAGTTTTGTAAACCTAGGAATAAGCAAAAGCACTTTGCTTAGAATCCACAGAATACAACCACAATACTTTGATTCAGAGGGTGTATTTATTCCAAGAGCTACTGGAGTTAACAAAATGGCAAATGTAGCATGGCAACTAACAACTCAAAGTCAAACTGCTATCCAACCTGCTTTAGATAAATCTGTAATTGCTGCGGGTGGACTTGAATCTTCAACCGATGCAAATTCAGTAGTTCAGCATACAACAGCGGCAGGATCACCAAATGTAGATGTCTGGACAAATGGATATTTAGTTGGAGTAGACTCATTATTTTTGGGAATAGACGGAAATACTGAATGGTCTTCCTCTTTTACTATCAATCTAGTTATAGAATGTACTCTAGAAAACGCAACACAAGCAAGCAGCGTAGCATTAGCATTAAGTCAACAGTGATTATTATGGCTAAAGAAGGAGATATTGTAGCGAAGGCTCTATGTCAACTCCTAGAGAAGAAGTTTATTGCTGACGGAATGGAAAAAGATATTGCCAAGATCATGTCTTCAAGAGCCTGTGAAGTTGGAGTTAAAGCAGCAGGTAGAGGGGCAAAGAAAGTAGAAAAGGCTACTAAGAAAAGAGCACTTAACTCTTGGCAGAAATTCGTAAAGCAGGAAAAGAACAGATACAAGTATAAATCCGGTAAAAGAAAAGGACAAGTCAATATGAAGGCTATGTCATCTGCATTTAAGAAAACACCAGCAGGAAGGAGGAAAAAGAAATGAAGAAGATCGGCGAATATACATTAAGAGGAAAAGTTGACCATAATACACCAGAGATGATTAGACTTTTTGATGGTAGTTTCAAAACGGGTTATCGAGTTGTAGAATTTACAATTTTTACTAGAGATGTTAGTTCATCAACTTTAGAAAATTATTCAGCATTCGTTGGAACTACTGGTACAATGAGCGCTGCAGCTTGGGAATGGGAAAATCAAGAGCAAGTTGCTTGGACTGCCTCTGCATTTGATGGTAATGGATCAGGTTTTGCTCCAGGATCATTTACACAAATAGATCCAGATAATTTAATTGTAGAAGATTTATTTGTTTACATGGATGCTAACACTGGAGCATCAGCAAATTATTTTATTAAATTAGAAAAATATAGTATAACAGATTGGCAAGGAGCGCTCGCTATGGTTAGAAATAATAATCAAGATGTCTGATTACCATGAATGATGATGTTGAAAAAACATTGGCTGATCCAAAACATCCTATTTGGAAAATTATGCTTGGGCTTGTTGCTGTATTGTCTGCTCTCTGGATGAATGGAACTGTATAATTTCCGGAGTTCATTAACGGAATCCTACAAAAAAGAAATGCCACCATTTCTTTAATCCTGGTCTTTCCTTCTCTATGTGTTGCTCCAGACGTTTCTCCAGTCCTTTTATTTTCATTATCGCTTCATCTCTCTGGTCTAAGACATCTTTTATGATATCTTGTTGCTCTATTTCTAGTTCTGTCGTTGGATTTGCTTGCCTCCTTCTATAATAATCTCTAATTGCATTCCTAATGTAGACAGATTGCATTCTAGGTTTAGATTCTGTTTGTATTATTCTCCAACATTCATCATCTAAACTAACTAGTTTAGTTCTATTCTTACGCGCCATATTTAATCCATCCTAGTCCTGAAACATCATCACATTCTTTTCCTCTGATATTGTTCAAACAACAACAGTTAGAACAATATCCATTCCATCTATTAATTGGAATTTGAATAATACATCTCGATTTCAGAGGCATTGTTCTTAAACAAGCCTTACATTTCCAATCTTTCATCCTAAATCCTCCCTACAAAAGCGACA